TCTGTATCTTACCTTTGGCGTACCGTAGGCTGTTCCATTCCTCCGGTGTAGCATCATCAATCGTCTTCATCGTCTTCACTCCAATCGTCCCATTCCAGGCTACCTAGTTCTTCCTCAAACAAAGCTAACCTGTTAATAAATTTATCTTCAAACCTGTCTACTATCTGCTCTGCTGTAACATCAAGCAAAGTTAACAAGTCATCTATGTCGTACCGTGTCAGTACACGTTCTTTTATTTCATCCATTGTCAATGACATGATCTGCATACTCATCTAGTGTGTAAAAATCAAATCCTTCCTTAGCGCACCACTGTCCCATAGTTATCTTAGAACCTTTCCTAACTTTCTTGTTAGGGTCAGATAGTACAAATACTAACTTAGTAGGTGCTATCATATCACGGATAGCAGTGTACTTCTGTGTATCCCCTGCTCTAAAGAATCCTTTAGTTTCTATGACATCTCCGGTCTTCTTGTCCACAAAGTCTGGCTTGTACTTCCTATGTGTAACATAAGGTATGTCATATGGCTCATACAGGAACCTACCCTTGGGCATCAACTGAGCAAACTTCTTCTCAAGTCCAGATCTATAGACAGGCTTAGAGGATCTCTTGGACTTTAGGCTCATTGACAACCTCCGTTAAGTATCTAGGACCATAGCTGTAAGCAAAGGCTCTTAGGTTAGGGTAACAGGCGTGCTTAAAGTGACAGTAAGAGCAACCTGTAGCAAGCTTCATGTTACCTGACTTACCGTCTGGGACAGTCTCATAGCATAGCTCCGGTGGTTCTTTCTGTGCCACCATCTCTTTGATATGTATAATCCTATCTTCAATGTCTTTACCTAAGACTTCATAGACAGGTGCTTGCTTGTCCTCTAGGTCATACTTCAAGAATGTCAAGTGACCATTGGCCTTATCCATAGCAAGCCAACCTACCTCAGTCTCACCTTCAGATCTAGCGTATCCTTTGATCTGGTCTATGTAACCAAAGGGATCATCAAAGGCTAGGGTAGCGTCCTTAAACTTCTTAAAGCCATAGGTACTAGCAGACTTAACGTCAGTCACAACACCGTCTATCTTACAGTCCATGCTGCCCTTGATGCCCTGTACTTCAGCTTCAGCTTGCTCATGGGTAACTGTATGACCAGCTAGACGTACAAACAATAGCAGCATTTCCTCAATCAAATGTCCATACATGAACTTGACTAAGGTGTGAGGCTGCATCTTCTCCTTTGGCCCTACGTTGTTGTAGTGGTTCCATAGGTATCTGTCAGTCTTACCTATGTTTGACATACGCAGCTTCCTGCCGTCAAAGCTACCACGCTGAGTAAACTCTTTACGCATTAAAGCTTTACAGGCTTCACCAAAGTCATCAATGATTTGCTCTGCGTCTACAGATCTATCAGGAGACTTGTACTGAACAAGCTTGTATATGTCATCTACCAAAGTGTTAGTTGTTTTCATTAAAGTGTCCGTCCAATATGTCTTTAGCTACGTTAGCACCTACTACAAACCATTCATTCTTACTGGCATGAGTTTCCCGTAACAGGTTATGTGCTTCTGTTTCAGCCTGTCTTCTATCTGGTACATCATAGGAGGCTACTAAGATGTAGTCCCTATAGGGTGTGCCTGTTTGAAAGCTACTGAGCCTGTCTCTAGCGTCTACTGCCATTCCTATCTTACACCAGCTAGGGTAAGCAGGGCTGTACAGTATGTACACCTGACCTTCCTTAGCTGCGCTATAGTTCTCTAAGGACTCAAATGCTGCATGACCAAAGGACTTATATTTTCCAGGCTTATACAGTGGATGTTTTTGTGATATGTATTTGCCGTCAACCAACATATGCTTACTGTTTCTTTTGCTCCTTACACTAACCCTTTCTCTAACATGTTTTCCTGTAATTATGCTTGTACCATTTTTAGGGTAGTAATACCACCATTCCCCATCTACAAATTTATGCATTTTTGGATTGTAATTAGTGGGTTTCTGCCCAGCTTTCTCCAACCTTGTATTCTCCTGTAAGGGGACAATTGAGGCTGTAAAAAGATCCTGCTGCTTCAAGGCAGGAGACTGCAAGTCTTCCGTAGCTGTCTTCCTGTCCTGCTCTAACTTCTGCTTGTACTTCATCATGTATATTCCCCACAAAGTAGTAATCTAACGAATGTAGTCTACCATATTCTTCAAGTAATTGTAATGCTTTTTTCATAACAATAGCACCCGCACTCTGTAGCAAAGTGTTCAGTGCTGAGTGCTCTGATCTAATATGTAGCACTCTACCGTCTAGTCCTTTGATGACTCCGCTTGCTGCTTCTCTAGCAATGCTGTTTCTAAGATTTGTAAATGCTGGGAGATTAGACATAAATCTTTGTTTAAGCTTACTGCCAAGCTTTGCGCTTCCTCCTGCCACGCTTCCAAGCTTCGCATCTCCTGCTCCGTACAGTAGACTGTAGATGAAAGTTTTAGCTTGATCTCTTGATTCAAGTCCTGCAAGTCCTTGGTTGGCTGTGTGAATATCTCCGTTAAGGATTTCATTAGTATACTCCTGATCATTCATGTAATGAGCCAGCATTCTTAGCTCTAGTCCACTGGCATCAAAGCCTACTAGCTTGTAGCCATCTCTAGCAATAAAGCATTGCCTACACTGCTTACCGTAGGGTGAGTAGCTGGCAGGTACTTGTGCAAGGTTAGGTTTACTATGCGTCATACGGTTAGTTACAGCACCTAAGGTGTTCACATAGCCGTGTATCCTGTCTGTGTCATCATTGGCAGCTTCTACCCAAGACTGCACCTGAGCTACTCTTTTCTGCAACATCAGGTACTTGGCTATTAGCTGTGCTTCCGGTATATCCTTCACAGCAAACAGTATTGATTCATCAACTATAGGCTGCTCAGTGGGTGTAAACTTCTCAGGCTTCCATCCAAAGTCCTGTAGGTATTCACCTATCTGTTTCCTAGATCCTAGATTGAAAGGCTTGAGAACCCTACGCATGAAAGGTTCCATGCAGCCTGACTCTATGACCTTAGTAAACTCATCGTCAGTCAACCCTACCTTGGATAAACTACCGTCCTTCTTCAGCTTAGGTGTGACCTCCTTTACATCCACCCACTTAGGCTTGAAGTTCTGGTGTACAGCCCACTCAAGTTTCATCTTGGTTTCCTTTAGGTCAGCCAGTAGATCCATAGAATGTCTCAAGTCCAGTAACCAACCATTCTTGGTCTGCTTCTGGATGATATGCTGTACATCATGCTCTAAGTCTATGGACTCCTTGCTAAACTTCCTAAGCTCTAGCTTTAGCTTGTCATAGGCTTTAGCTGTTACCTTCACATCCTGAATACAGTACTTAACCATCTCAGGTGTTAGGCAAGACCAATCACTGTAGTCACCTTTAGGGAATTTAAGTATCTCACCCCAATTGGACAGCCTATGGCCTCCTTCACGGCTAGGGTTAGATAACCTAGACATAACTAAGGTGTCCTCAATCCTGGATTTGTCCACATAGATATTCCACAGCTTCCATAGCACGGGCATATCAAAGCCAATTAGGTTATGACCTACTACCTTGAACTTACCTGCTAATGCTTGTGTGAGGCTTTCAGGGGTGTAGTGTTCCTGTACTACTCCGTCCTGCATGGTAACTGCTACCCAGATTGTGTCAGGGTCTAAGCCATTGGTTTCTATGTCTAGGAACATTGGTTTACTAGAATCCATTCTCAGCCTCCTTAGGTTTACTCACCTCAGTCATCCTAGAAGTAAACTTATCGTACTTCAGATAGCAGCATTCACCAGTGATTCCTGAGTACCTGTTCTTCAGTACTCTGAGTGTGGTGGTGTTGCGTAGATCTTCATTGGGTTCTTGTTGGTTACGTTCCAAGCCAATTACCATATCCGATAACTGAGCTATGGACTGTGAACCTCTAAGGTGATTCAAGCTAATCTGTCCACCGTCCTCATGCGCTTTACCGTCCGCACGTTTAAGGTGTGAGACTAGGAATAAACCAATGCCTAACTCCTGAACCAGTGATCTAAGGTTAGTCATAATTAGGTCAATTGCTTTACGTTCATCATTACCTTCTTGACCTGAAACCACTATGCTCAAGTGATCCAAGACTATCCACTTGCAGTCCAAAGCCTTAGCCATGTACCGTATCCTGTTCAGTAGATTGTCACCACTTGTACTGCCCCAATGGTCAAACATAAAGTATCTACCAGTGCCTAGGGTTTCCTCCCAGATTGGCCTTAGTAGTTCCTTGTCTAAGTCTTCCTCAAGGTGTAGTGGACAATCAGCCTCAATGGACATGATGCCTAGGGCTGTACGGGTTACTGCTTCCTCTAAGGCTAAGATACCAATGTTGTCCTCAGTAGCATTAAGAAGGTAGTGCTCTAGCTCTCTGACTATCTGAGACTTACCCATGCCTGAACCACTGGTAATGGTTACAAGTTCAAAGGGTCTAAAGCCTTTGGTAAAGGTTGTAAGTCCCTGCCAAGGGTAGGGTATAGACTTAACTTTCACACTGTTCACCAGTTCATCCCAAGTGTCAGCACCGGATACAATCCCGTCAGGTTGGTAGGTCTTAGCTGACCACCATGCACTGACAAAAGATTGCACCTTACCTGCCTGGAGCATCTCACCAGCGTCCTTAGCTGGCAGCTTGCATATCTTTAGCTTACTAGGGGAAAACAGGTCTTTAACGGCCTCTACAGCGTCTTGACCTGCTTGGTCTTGGTCAAAGCATAGGACTACTGAATCATAGCCTTCTAAGAATTCAAGATTGTCCTTGATGACTCTAACAGCACTGCCAGCACCTGACCTAAGTGACACACAGTCCCACTTGCGGTCAAACATTTCACTGACTGCCAAACAGTCTAGCTCACCTTCAGTGATGGTTATAAACTTGCCTTTACCTCTACAAGTTTGCTGACCAAACAACTGCGCGTCCTTCATGCTACCAGTGCTAAAGAATTGCTTGCCGTCTACTACTCTAACCTTTGTTGCTACCATCTCATTACTGTCATTATAGTAAGGGTAGCTGTGTTTTTTAATTGTTCCATCTGCATTTTGTTCAACTGTTACATTGAACTTCCTTGCAGTTTCTTGGCTAATGCGCCTGTCCTGAATAGGACTAATGGTGCCTGTCATTTGTTCCAATGGCCTCCTTGGTTGGGTTGGTAGTTTTACTACATTGCCATTACTGTGTTCGTGATAACCGCAAGAAAAGCAATGAGCTGAGGAGGACTGATACCTCCCCAACGCATCACTTGAACCACACTTAGGGCACGGTTCATGCCTTACAAAAGGATCATCACCAAACTGGTTAGAATCCTTCTTCAAAGGCACCTCCGGTAGGTTCTGCTAGTTCTAATATTCTTAACTTGGAGATATAAGCACCTACACCATGAATTGGATGTGGTGGTCTAGCAGGCCACTGTATACGCACTACAGTTCCTCTAGGTAGTTCTTCAGTTAGCTCAAAGGGGTTTCCTTCAGCATCAATTATATCAGTGGGTTTTAGTTTGTATTTAGTCTTAAATGACCTTTGCTTGATTGCTTCGCTTTCTTCATCCTTTTGGTAAGTCTTAACTTTTATACCACCATCAGAAAGCTTCTGGGCTTCGTCTTCATTTAACGCAATTGTTAGTGAAAAGTCTGTGTTACCAAAAGCTTCGTCTGGAGTAACCATGTGGGAGAACACTACTGCACCATTACTAATAGGCATTGTCTTTATCCTTGTTATCTATAGTTAAACTTTAGTTAAACCAATGTTTTATCTATTATGTAAGTAATAAAGTAAACATTGGAATAACTAAGGGATTATACACAAGTTAGTGTTACTGGTTATTACAAAACTGTAAAGAATTGTAACAGTTTGTATCAGTTCCTGGTTTGCACCTCCATTCTTTCAATTAGTTCGTCCACATCCTGTTCATTCCCAAGGAGGAGGTTTGGGTATTTTGCTGCCTTTGATGCTAGGGCGCATAGGTCGCACAAT